GATGCAGGCGGGTACGCACAATCGCCCCCCCCCACAAAGCCTTGTAGCGTCGGGACTCCGTAGCCACATCTACAGGGTGGTCTACTCAAACGATCACCAATTTTTTACAAAACGAACCCAATCCCGCCACAGCGGAACCCACCCCCCATCAAAATAAAACGCCCTGCTAAAAATTTTTATAGCAAAAAATCCATGAAATCGTGTTCCAGAACACCCCCCTAGTAATAGTGTCTTGACACGCCCTGCCGTTTCTATGTTATATTTCGCGCCATGCTGACCTGTATCCCAGAGTTGACGGTGCCAATCCCAAGCAAGCGGGAGGACGTGGTGTCTTTGCATACCAAGGTGGATGCCTTGTTTAAGACGGCTGAGTTCCTGCAAGCCTTCGGTGCACCGGATGAACCCTCAGAAGAAGATAAGGTGCGGGCACGCTCGGCCTTCCATGATTCGATCAGCACTGCTGAAGCTACAAATGTAGTCACCGCCCAGACCAACGCAGTCACAACCACGGCATCGGTGATGCACCTCAAGTCCATACTGAGCGAGTACGATCAGGTGGTGGTGAACTCGGCAGTGCAGATCAGAACCTATGTGACCAACAAGCTGATCGAAGAGACAACCCACCCCGATCCCAAGATTCGCATCCGTGCACTTGAACTGCTAGGCAAGGTGGGCGACGTGGGGCTGTTCATTGAACGCAGTGAAATTACTGTCAAACACAAAACCACGCTGGAACTTGAGGCTTCTATTAAAGGTAGGATTTCTAAACTGCTGGAACTTCGCAGCAAATCTGAACAAGTTGTGGATGTGCTGGCCAAACCCAGAACATTGCAGGAAAGCAAAGCCGATGTGCTGAGCACCCCCACCCTAGTACGCTCTGAACCACATGATTGATTTTTCCGAATTCACAATGGAGGATCTACAAAACGTAGATTTGGCAAAGCTAGACCCATTGGATTTGGAATCGTTCGATGCCACGCTGGAAGAGTTGACCAAGCGCGAGACTTCCAAGATTGCACGCAGTAGCCTGCTGGAGTTTTGCCTGAAGATGAACCCCGACTACAAGATCGGGCGGCACCACAAGAGGCTGGCGTCTCTATTAGAAGATATGGCGTTCAACCGCAAAGACCGGATTGCTGTCTCTATTCCGCCACGGCACGGTAAATCTTTTTTGGTGTCTGTGTATTTCCCTGCATGGTTCCTTGGCAACTTCCCTGATAAGAAGGTGCTGATGGTGTCGCACACCACTGACTTGGCCGTGGACTTTGGTCGCAAGGTGCGTAACTTGGTTGACCAAGAAATGTACAAAGAAATCTTCCCAACGGTGACGCTGGCCGCTGACAGTAAGTCTGCTGGCCGGTGGAACACCAACTCAGGCGGCGAGTATTTTGCCTGCGGTGTTGGCTCTGCCCTTGCGGGTCGTGGCGCTGACTTCTTGATTGTTGACGATCCGTTCTCTGAGCAGGACATCTTGAACGGCAACTTCGAGGTGTTCCAAAAGGCGTACGAATGGTTTACTTTTGGTGCTCGAACACGTCTGATGCCGGGTGGACGGATGGCGATTGTGCATACCCGCTGGCATCCCAACGATCTGATTGGCATGATGGCCAAGGACATGGCACGCAATGACGATGCTGATAAGTATGAGTTCTTTGAGTTCCCTGCCATATTTAATGAAGGCTTGCCAGAGGAGAGGGCGCTGTGGCCTGAGTTCTTTGACCTCGAAGCCCTGCATAGAACCAAAGCGTCGATGCCCTCGTTCCAGTGGAACGCTCAGTATCAGCAACAACCCACCAGCGAAGAAGGTGCGATTATCAAGCGCGAGTGGTGGATGAAGTGGGAAGAGGAAGACCCCCCAGAGCTAGAGTTTGTCATCATGACACTTGACGCGGCGGCGGAGAAGAACAACCGCGCTGACTTTACAGCACTGCTTACATGGGGTGTGTTCAGCCACAAACTCACGGGCGAGAAGCCCCACATCATCCTGATGAACGCCATCAACAAACGGGTGGAGTTTGGTGAACTTAAAGACATGGCGCTGGAAGAATACAAAGAGTGGGAACCCGATGCGTTCATTGTGGAGAAGAAATCTAGCGGTACACCCCTGTTCCAAGAGTTCAGGCGCATGGGTATTCCTGTCCAAGAGTTCACCCCACACAGGGGCACAGGTGATAAAGTTGCACGACTGAATGCAGTGTCGGATATTTTCAGATCGGGCATGGTCTGGTATCCTGCGGGTAGGCGCTGGGCAGAGGAAGTTGTAGAGCAGGTGGCTGCGTTCCCCGCGTCAGATCATGACGACATGGTTGACTGCACAAGTATGGCGTTAGCTCGGTTCAGGAATGGTGGGTTCATCAGCTTGGACAGCGACGAAAAAGACGATATTTTTTCTATACCCCGTAAAGCGGCGTATTACTAAGGATCAAGCATGGCTACTAATATTGACAAAGCACTATACCAACAACCCACAGGGATTGACGCGTTAGCACAAAACGAAGAGGCGATTGAGATTGAGATTGTTGACCCTGAAGAAGTTAACATTCGTGCCGGTGACTTAGAGATCAGCATTGGTGAAGGGGAAGATGATACCTTCTCTGATAACTTGGCCGATGAAGTGTCTGATAGTGCACTGCAATCTATGGCAAGTGAGTTATGTTCTGACATTGACAACGATAAAGCCTCAGCAAAGATTGGGAGAAAGCATACACAGAAGGTTTGAAACTTCTGGGCTTGCAGATGGAAGAGCGCACTGAACCTTGGAACGGTGCGTCGGGTGTATTCCACCCCATGATTACTGAGGCAGTCGTCAGATTCCAAGCTGAGACGATTACTGAGACATTCCCCGCACAAGGCCCAGTGCGCACCAAGATCATTGGTAAGGAGACACCCGATAAGAAAGAAGCCGCAGCTCGTGTTCAAGATGATATGAACTATCAGTTGACAGAGAAGATGGTTGAGTTCCGCCCAGAGCATGAGCGCATGTTGTGGTCACTGCCAGCCACGGGTTCTGCGTTTAAGAAGGTGTACTACGACCCATCCCTCGGTCGTCAGGTTTCGATCTTCATCCCTGCCGAAGACATCATCTTGCCGTACGGCACAACAGAGATGGATACGTGCTACCGCATTACACACGTGATGCGTAAGACCAAGAACGAAATCATGAAGCTGCAACAAGCAGGCTTCTACCGCGATATTGAGTTGTCTGAGCCTGATAAATCCATCAGTGATATTCAGAAAGCCAAAGATAAAGAGACAGGTTTCAGTGACATCAATGATGATCGTTACACACTATATGAGTGCCATGTTGATCTAGACCTCAAAGGCTTTGAAGACGAAGAAGATGGTGAACCCACCGGCATCATGTTGCCGTACGTGGTCACGTTGATTAAAGGCACTAACGATGTGCTAGCCATTCGCCGCAACTGGGAGGAAGATGACCCACTCAAACTCAAGCGTCAGCACTTTGTACATTACCAATATATACCGGGTTTTGGAGCTTACGGCTTCGGGCTTTTCCATCTTATCGGAGGCTTTGCTAAATCCGCTACATCCCTCATGCGTCAACTCATCGATGCAGGAACGCTTGCCAACTTGCCCGGTGGACTCAAGACCCGTGGCCTGCGCATCAAGGGAGATGACACACCCATCGCACCGGGCGAATTCCGAGACGTAGATGTAGGCTCTGGCACGATACGCGACAACATCTTGCCACTTCCATATAAAGAGCCAAGTCAGACTTTGTACACACTGCTTCAGAACATTGTGGAAGAAGGCCGCAGGTTTGCCGCTACCGCTGACATGAAGGTGTCTGACATGAGTGGCAACGCTCCTGTCGGTACAACGCTGGCGCTGTTAGAAAGACAACTCAAGGTGATGACGGCTGTTCAAGCCCGTGTGCACTTTGCATTGAAGCAAGAATTGGGTCTGTTGAAAAACATCATTCGTGATTATTCAGACACTGACTACTTGTATGAGCCAGAAGGTACAAAAGGCCCCCGCGCTAAACAGGCTGACTACAACCACGTAGATGTGATCCCTGTGTCTGACCCCAACGCTGCAACCATGAGTCAACGTGTTGTGCAGTACCAAGCTGTGATTCAGATGGCGCAGATGGCGCCTGATATTTACGACTTACCGCAACTGCACCGCAGTATGTTGGAGGTGTTAGGTATTAAAAACGCAGCCAAGTTGGTGCCACTGGAAGAAGACCAGAAGCCCACAGACCCTGTGTCCGAAAACCAGAATGTGCTCAAGGGTAAACCACTCAAAGCATTCATGTACCAAGATCATCAGTCACACATCCAAGTGCACATGATGTTGTTGCAAGACCCACTGATTCAACAGTTCATTGGTCAGAACCCACGTGCTCCGGCCATTCAAGCGGCGCTCACTGCACACGTTGCAGAACACGTTGGCTACATGATGCGTCAGAAGATCGAGCAACAACTGGGTATGCCACTGCCACCCGAAGACGAGAAGTTGCCACCGAACGTGGAGATTGCTTTGTCGGGAATGATGGCGCAAGCGGCACAGCAAGTGCTCATGCAAGATCAGGCCAAAGCCGCACAGATGCAGGCTCAACAGCAAGCACAAGACCCAGTGGTTCAGATGCAGTTGCAAGAGTTGCAGATCAAGCAAGGCGAGTTGGAATTGAAGAAGCAGAAGTTGATGATGGATGCCGCAGCCGCTTCCGACAAACAAGATTTGGAAGAACAAAAGGTCAGCGGTCAGCTTCAGTTGGAATCAATGCGTGTTGGCGCACAGATCAAAGAGAGCGAGTTCAAGCAACAGTTTGAACAAGAACGCGCTGGCATCCAAATAGGTGCTGAGATCGCAAAGAACCAGAAGCAAATGGATTTGCAAGCACGCACTGCTGCACTGCAACAATCTCGCAACCAACCCAAAACGGAACCTAAATCATGATCCAAGACTTCGCACGCGTATTGCGCGAAAAAATACGCACCGACATGAACAACTACGCTGATGATTTGGCTGGTGGGGGGTGTCGCACATTTGAAGAGTATCAAAAACTTTGCGGGATTATTCAGGGTCTAGCCCTTGCAGAGCGTTATCTAATCGACCTTGCACAGAAAGTTGAAGAATCAGATGAGTGACATTGATCTTTCCCCCGGTGCTTTTGCACTGCCTGAACCCATCCAAGCTTTGGATGCACCTGAACCTGACTTTAGCGATGAGCAGAAAGCCACGCAACTTCCTACCCCCACAGGTTGGAAGATTCTTTGCGCTGTGCCAGATGTTGACGAAAAGATTGCAGGGTCGAGCCTGTATAAACCAGTTGAGTTTATGCGCCAAGAAGAACACGCTACCACCGTGTTGTTTGTTTTAAAAGTTGGCCCCGATGCGTACAACGACACCACCAAGTTTCCTAACGGAGCGTGGTGTAAAGAAGGTGACTTCGTTTTAGTACGTACTTACTCCGGCACAAGATTCAAAATCTTTGGCAAGGAGTTCCGTCTCATCAACGACGACCAAGTTGATGCTGTTGTGCAAGACCCTCGCGGCTTAACCCGCGCTTGAAAGGATTAAAAATGCCAGAAGCATATAAATTTCCTGATGAAGTCGATGAAAATAACTCAAAATCAGTAGAAATTGAGAACGAAAGTACTGAAATTGAGATAGAAATTGTTGACGATACTCCAAAAGAAGACAGGGGTAAGAGGCCCTTGGGACGCGAAGTAGATGATCCGTCAGATGATGAGCTTGATTCTTACACTGACAGCGTTAAAAAGCGCATTAACGAGCTAACACACGCCCGTCATGACGAGCGCCGTGCCAAAGAAGCCCTTGCGCGTGAAAAACAAGAGTTGGAGCGCATTGCGCAACACATCTTGGAGGAGAATAAACGCCTCAAACAGCACGTAAGCACGGGTGAACAGACTTATTCTGAAACAATCAAGGCGGCAACACATGCTGAGCTTGAAAATGCCAAGCGTAAGTACAAAGAAGCATACGAAGCAGGTGATTCTGATGCCCTGTTAGAGGCACAAGAGGCCATGACAGACGCTAAGATGCGTGTAGAAGCTGCAAAAAACTTTAGACCTACCCCTTTACAACAAGATGATATTGATGTACAAATCAGGTCATCTCCTCCACCCCGGCAAGAGATCGACGATAAAACCTTGCGCTGGCAAGCAAAAAACCAGTGGTTCGGTCAACCGGGGTATGAAGAATTAACCAGCTTTTCTCTAGGGCTGCATCAAAAACTAGTGAACTCGGGGGTTGACCCTCGCTCTGACGAATATTTCGAGCGCATTGATGCTCGCATTAAATCAACTTTTCCAGAAGTATTTGGGAAGGAAGAAAAGCCTAAATCGGTTGATGGCTCTAAAAAAGCTGCAACAGTAGTTGCTTCCGCGACTAGATCGTCTGGGGTAAGAAAAGTTGAAATGTCGCCAACGCAAATCGCCTTGGCTAAAAAATTTGGATTAACCCCACAGCAATACGCTGTTGAATTAGCAAAATTGGAGAAACAAAATGGCTGATACTATTGACCGCATCACACGTGATTTAAAAACACGCGATAAATCTGTTCGTGCAGTATATGTACCGCCGAGCAACCTGCCCGATCCGACACCTGATCCAGATTACATATTTCGCTGGGTAGCGACTCATGTGCTAGGTCAGCCGTTAGCCAACAACGTGTCTTTACAGATGCGCGATGGTTATGAGCCGGTAAAAGCAGTGGATCATCCAGAATTGGCCTTGTTTGGTAACAACGCAAACGGCAATGTGGAAATTGGTGGACTGATGCTTTGCAAAGCCCCCAAGGAACGCGTTGAAGCTCGTGATGAGTACTACAAAAAGCAAGCTCAAAACCAGATGGATTCAGTTGACAATCATTTCATGCGAAATAGTGACCCTCGGATGCCTTTGTTTGCTGACCGCAAGTCAACAACAAGTCGCGGAACAGGGTTTGGTTCTGGTTCTAAATAAACAGGAGTCTTTATGGCTTATCCTACAGTCTCGGCCCCTTACGGTCTAAAGCCTGTAAACCTAATAGGTGGACAGGTATTTGCGGGTTCAACCCGTTTGATGCAAATTGCTAGTGGCTACGCTACTAACATTTTCTATGGTGACTTGGTAAAACGCGTGTCTGACGGCACTATCGAAAAGGACACTGGCACAACAACTGCCACGCCCGTCGGTATTTTCTTAGGCGTAAGTTTTACTAACAGTTCAACTGGTCAAGTCCAGCAACAACAGTTTTATCCAGCAAGTCAGGCAATTAAGTCTGGCACGCAGATTTTTGCTGTGGTCGCTGATGATCCTGATACGTTGTTCCAAGTTGCTGTTGTGTCTGGCACAACTGTTATTACCGGTGTTGGCATTTCCGCCATCGGAAATAACGCCACGTTGGTACAGAACGCAGGTAGCACCACGTCAGGTAACTCTGCCGTAGCTATTCTGGACAGCACCGCCACAACCAATACTTTGCCTATTCGTATCATTGACGTAGTGCGCGACACCGCCACTGCTGCTGATAACTTCCCTGAAGTTATTGTCAAGATCAATGCGACTATGCATCAGTACAACAACGCAACTGGCGTATAAGGAGCATAAACCATGGCTATTTCACGCGCACAACTACTTAAAGAACTGCTCCCCGGCCTGAACGCTTTGTTCGGCTTGCAGTACGCCACCTACGGCGAAGAGCACAAAGAAATCTACGAAACAGAGAAATCTGAGCGTAGCTTCGAAGAAGAGACAAAACTGTCTGGCTTCTCTGCTGCTCCAGTCAAGAACGAGGGTTCTGCCATTGCTT